CAGGTGCAGACGCTGCTCACCGAGAAAAAGGACGAGAAGCGCAAGCGTGACGCGGCCGAGGCTGAGCAGCGCCGCCTGCAGGAAGAGTCTCAGCGTGCCAATGGCGAGTTTGAGCAGCTGTACACCAGCGCCCAGCAGGCACTGGAGGCCGAGCGCGCCAAGAACCTGGAGATCATGACCCGGGTTGAGCGCCGCGACCTGAGCTCCGCCGCCAGCAAGATCGCCACCGGCATCGCCGACGGCGAGAACGCCGAGATCCTGGCTGAGTTCGTCGGGCGCCGCCTGAAGATCGTAGAAGGCCAGGTCAAGGTCACAGACGCCTCCGGCAACCTGACCATCGCAACACTCGAAGACCTGGCGAAAGAATTCCAGCTGTCACCGCGCTACGCCTCATTGGTGCGGGGATCGCAGGCAAGCGGCGGCGGGGCTGCCGGAAATGTGCGTGGCGGGGCCACCAAACAGTTGAACGAAATGAGCGATGCAGAGCGCATCAAGCTCTCTAACGAAAACCCGGCACTGTTCAGCCAGTTGGTTGCCCAGGCCAAATCCAAGGAATAAGGCCCCATGCCTATCACCACGATCGGTAACATCATCACCGGGAATATCCCGGTGCTGACCTCGTACCTGACCCAGGACCCGGTGGAAAAGACCGCGTTCTTCGAGTCCGGCATCCTCACCCCTACCCCTTACGCTGCCGAGATCGCTCGCGGCCCGTCGAACATCGCCAACATTCCGTACTGGAAGTCGATCGACGCTTCCATCGAGCCAAACTACTCGAACGACGTGTACGCCGACGTGGCCGAGCCGCGCAACATCGAAACCGGCGACATGATGGCCCGCGTTGCGTACCTCAACGAGGGCTTTGGCCAGGCTGACCTTACCGTCGAGCTGACAAGCAAGAACCCGCTGCAATCGGTTGCTGCGCGGCTGGACAACTTCTGGCAGCGCCAGGCACAGCGCCGCCTGCTGGCAACCTCTCTGGGCATCTACAACGACAACATCGGCGCAACCGATGCGTTCCACGCCCAGAACGACATGGTGATCGACGTATCGGCCGGCGGTGGCTTCGACGCAGGCGCATTCATCGACGCAACCCAGACCATGGGTGACGCTCTGATGGGTGCCGGCGGTCAGGTGCTCGGCGTCATGGCGGTGCACAGCTTTGTGTATGGCGACATGCGCAAGAAGCAACTGATTGACTTCATTCGTGATGCCGACAACAACACTCAGATCGCGACCTACCAGGGCTACCGCCTGGTGATCGATGACCAGATGACAGTGATCGGTACCGGCAATGCACGCAAGTTCATCAGCGTGATCTTCGGTCAAGGCGCCATCGGTTACGGCGAGGGCTCCCCTGAGCATCCAACCGCCTACGAGCGCCAAGAGGCTCGCGGTAACGGTGGCGGCGTTGAAGTGCTGTGGAGCCGCAAAACGTGGTTGCTGCATCCACTGGGCTACAGCTTCCTGTCGGCCACAATCACCGGCAACGGCACCGAAACCACCCCGCGCTCTGCCTCCTGGCAGGATCTGGCGCTGGCCACCAACTGGAACCGCGTGATGGAGCGCAAGCACATCCCTATCGCATTCCTGGTTACTGGTGTTCCAGCGGCCTAATTCACTCGGGGCGGTTATCCGCCCCGTTCAGGAGTAAATGCCAATGGCTACCACCAAGACTGGTAAGGGTCTACCGCGGTCTCTCAAGTCCGCCAAGCCTTCTGCCGCAACGGTTCAGGTTGCAGCTGATGCAACCAACGGCATTGTCGCCGGCGACCTGCAGGCCACGCTGACCGCTTTGGCGGCCCGCATCAAAGCACTGGAGACCCCATGATGACTGACAACTACGTGAAAAAGACCCAGTTCGCCGGCCTCGAGCAAGGCGAGGACGGTCAGGTCAAGCTGAAGATCAAGGATGTAGAGGCTGATGCCTTGGTCCATGCAGAGCCTCAACAAAAGGCGGCCCGTAAAAACGGCGGCGGTGACGACAAAAAGTAACACCCGGGGCTTCGGCCCCACTCATTCCGAGGCGTCTCACATGAATCAGATCAATGCTGTTCGAACAGGCGATGTTGCGCGTGTAACTGGCCCTGGATTCGACTTCCTTAAGGCTGGAGAAAAGTCCAAGTTCACGCAGAAGGGAAAGATCCCATCGCTCAGAGCGGCCAGAGTCTTCTGCAAGTTGTTCACGTCCGATCAACTGGGCTGATGCGCCCACTCATTCAAGCGGAGGCCAGATGGCTACCTACATCACTGTGGCGGACGTTGACGCCATCCTCGGCGCGACATGGACCACCGAGGACAAGAAGGCGCGCGCAGTGTTGCAGGCGAATGCCTATCTGACCTCGCTCAATCTGGTCGGCGTCGACATGGACGCCATTCCCGAGGAGGTGAAGCAGGCCGGCGCTGAGCTGGCTGTTGTCGCCTCTGAGGGGAGGCTGTACCAACAGCAGACCGAGGGATCGCTGGAAGCCAAGACGGTGAAGGCCGGATCGGTGACCACCAGCAAGACGTTCGCCTCGATCGACACCAGCAAATCCACTGCGCTGCCCGACGGGGTCCAGTTCGCGCTGGGGCTGCTCGCGCCATGGCGTGTCAGCGGCTTCAGCTTCAACGTGTACAGGTGACCCATGGGCCTACGTGAAGAGATCCAGGCGGATCTGGCCGAGGCCTTCGACACTGATCTGGCGGACGCAGTGAAACCATTCAGTGGTGGCGTGACGCTGCCGGGAACGTGGGATCCGGTCACTGAGGCGGCGGGCGACCCTGTTGTGATCTCCTACACCGGTCGGGGCGTTTTCGACGCCTTCAAGATTGCTCAGGTCGACGGTGTGAACATCCGCGCCACCGACCAACTGCTGATCGCGTTGACCAACGAAACCATCGGCGGGGTTCCGGACATCGGCCACAAGATCAACGATTTCGACGTGGTCAATGTCCAGACCGACCCGGCAGGCGCCCATTACGAGATCCAACTGAGGAAGGTCTGATGGCGAACAAGGCAGGGTGGAGCCATAGCCTCACGGACTTCGCCGACCAAGCAGGCGAGGACATCACACAGATGGCCCGCGCCATTGGCATAGCGATGCTCACCGAGGTGGTGAACCGCTCACCGGTCGGCAATCCTGACCTGTGGGAGGCGAACAAGGCCCTACGGTCTAAGAACACTGCACTGGCAGACGCCTATGACGCCAATGTCGACGCGCGCAACGCCAGCAACACCGGCCGCAAGAAGTTCAAGAAGCTGACCCAGCGCGAGCGTAAGGAAAACTTCTATGTGGACGCCAAGGCGGCGGGGAAGGGCTACATCGGCGGCACGTTCCGGGGCAGTCACATGGTTTCCATTGGCGCGCCGGATCTGACGGTAGTCGAGAACGTTGATCCGTCCGGTCGCGAGACCATCAACAAAGGCGCGATGCTCATCAGGGCCTCAGGCCAGTTTCCCGTCATCTACATCCAAACGAACAGCCCATACGGCGAGATGCTGGAACTGGGACATTCCACGCAGGCCCCTGGCGGCGTCTACGACCTGGCCTTCATCGGCGTATCCGAGGCCTACAAATGACCTACGAACAGATCAGGGCGCTCATCACCGCGCGCATGGTGGCCTTCACCGGCATTGAGCAGGCAAGGATCGATTACCCGAACCAGCCGCAAGTGTTCACCCCGCCAGACACCGGCCTGTGGTGCAGGCTGAACATCCAATACGCCTCGGCCTTCATGGCCGGCATGGCCGATCGCCCCTACACCCGCAAGCCTGGGCAGATCAGCATTCAATGCTTCGTCCGGGAGCGAACCGGCACCAAGGCGATAACCGAACTGGCCGATGCGCTGGAGGCGCACTTCGCCTACTGGATGTCAGGCGACCTTGAATGCATGGAGGCAAGCCAGGCAATCGCCGGCGAGTTCGAAGGGTTCTACCAGATCAACGTGAACATCCGGTTCCGCGCCGGCTGAGCCAGGCAACACCATCCACCCGCCTTGAGCGGGTTTTTTTATGCCCGCAGATAGGAGACTCACCCATGAGTTCCGGCGCAAAAGTCGTTTCGCACATCATCAAGGAGGTGACGCCAGGCGTTACTCCCACCGGCACCTGGGACACGCTGCGCCTGACCGGCAACGCGCTGACCCCGACCGTCAACACCGCGGTCAGTGACGAGATCACAGATTCCCGCATCAGCCAAGGCTCAGTGGCCACCAGCACCGATATCGGTGGCGACCTGACCGCTGAATTCTCGTTTGCCTCGTTCGATCAGCTTCTTGAAGCCGCTTTCTACGGCACCTGGACCGGCAACGTGCTGTCTGTGGGCGATACTCGCAACACCTACAGCATCGCCAAGGGCTACAGCGATGTCGGCGTGTACAGCGTGTTCAAGGGGGCCCACGTATCCACCTTCGCACTCGACATTCCGTCCGACGGCAAGGTGACGGCTACCTTCAACATGGCGTGCCTGGATTACGCCGACAGCGATACCCCGATTGTAGTTTCGCCTAACGCTCCGACCACTACGCCGTTTCTGTCGAACAC